ATGACCTTTTGAATCCCCGGTTTCAAATTGGCTTTTGAAACGTCCGTCTTCCAATATTGATATTGCGTCTTCTGCGTCAGCCGCGATCATTACCGTTCCTTGATCTTTTATGTTTTCCAAATTCTCTCTCATGGTTTCAATCTGATATCCGCCATCTTGGTCATTAAGGGTGGTAAATTTCTCCATGTTGTACTCATTAGCCATTTGTCTTTTTGCAATAGCCGTCCCATACAAAGGCCCGTCTTTTCCTTTGAACTCTGATATCGCAAGAGCAACAGCAGAATCTACCTTGATTTCCTCCCCTTCCTTCCATTCAAGGAACTCGTTAGTCGTCCCGGCCTGCCTTGAAGTTTCCAAAGATTCAGAGTAACTGCCAGCAGAACCAGCAGCCCACGATCCATGAGTTTTCTGATCGTGCTTACCACCCAAATGCTTCATGACAGAACCGACAGGGCTACTAAACAAATCAACCCGATCAAACGGAATCCGGGAATCTGTTTTCAAATAGGAATCATTAGGATCTATCCTCCAAGAATCCTCATCCGAATAGTTCATTCTCACGACACGATAATCCGAACCATCCACGGGTGCATAAAAACTTCCCGTAGAACGTAAAGACGCAACGGTTCCTTCACCTTCGGCAACATTCATGCGCTCATCAGATTTTATGTAACCACGAGATTGCGCTGAATCGAACTCATCCACTGACATGACCCTGTAAACATGCTTTGGTGGTCTTTCGCTTCCGGTAGGAACAAGATTTTTTCCCGGCCCGTAAGCAAACATTACGGTTCCGTCAACTTCTTTAGACTCTTCGTTGGTTAAACCAGCCGAACTGTTAGTCTCGTATCTGCGAACGCGAGGAGTTTCCCGACCTCTAACAAGGCGCAGCGTGGTCTCTCCGTCTTTCAAACCCCAATCCGCTGTCCCTCTGGGAATGTACTTCTCAGGGTAAGTTCCTTCAGGATCATCAAGTTCCCTAGATTCGGCACTCAACAATTCTTGCCACGCCTCGCTAACGTCGGAAACCTGCACTTCTTTACCAGAACCCGCCCAGCGTCCATGAGTTTTCTGGTCGTGCTTGCCGCGCAGATGCTTGTGAACAAAAGAAGGAACAGCCGAACGAACCCCCATTTCTTTCAACTGCTCAGCCTCTAAAGCATCCAAACGAGAAATCCACGAATCCATGTTTTGAGATGGCAAACCAGTCAAGCCGCGACTTGGAGGAATAATAGTTGCGGTGCAGCGACAATTCGGGTGAGCCGGAGGCATCGAACTACCGTTGCTAAAAACACCATTCCAAGGAACCCTAGTACCACGCTGTTCCATACAAATTTCGCAAGGACGCCCGTAAGAGGACGCTACGGGGGCGGTTCTCCATTCCTTCATAGACCTTGGGTCAATCAAACTCATGTTGTCAGCGGCCACCCACGAGGATTCCCTACCAAAGTTTTGGGCCTGCTGAATTTCGGTACGAGCAATAGTCATAGCGCGTCGGCGAATCAACTTAGAACGATAAGTGGCAGCCATAGCGTCAGCGCGAGCCTCAGCCTTCGCCGTACTCATCCCATCCTTAATTGCATTTCTGAAATTCTTGTCGTGGAAACGTTCAACTGCTAAAGCCCATCTTGGGTGCAGCCCGATAATCCTTTGGATCATTCGAGCAGTCTTATCCACAGAGCGAGGCTCAGTAAAAGACTGGGTAATAAGTTGCTGAATAGCAAGCCTGTTTGAACTATCAATCGCGGTAATTAACTGGGATGAGCGAGTTTCAGCGTACTGCAAAGCCCACCCGTTAATCGAATTAAACATACGGTCAACAGGGGTTTCAATAGAAAAACTAAGTCCCGGAGCCACTGGCATATTAGCCGGAACAATTATCCCACCGGGAAGAACTTTATCCCCGAATTCGATTCTAGTCAGCGGGGTTTGAGCAACATTTGGAGAATTGGCGATAATGCTTCTTGTTTCCGCAGTGCCACCTGCTAAAACAATTTCTCTCAAACTGCCCTTTATGAGATTGTCAACATCTTCGTAGTTAAGAACCGAATCTAGAAGTTGGGCAAAATCATCAGGATTAAGATTTTGGATAGCAGAAGATAATTCGGCTACGTCAAGATTAGAAACAAAAGTTTTGTTTACAGAAACAAGAGCGTCAACAAGAGACTGTTCCAGCGGGGTCAACGGTACTGGACTTATTTTCGCTTTCCTGACGCTCTTACCACCGATTAAAAGAGCCACTGTTCAACTCTACTTCTTGCCGAAAGATTTAATCCAGTCAGCGTTCCGACTGTCTTCGTCAAGATCTATTACGTCGCTTGAACTGGAATCAACCGCTTTGTCCATACTGTCATAACTAGCCTCAAACAAGTAAGTAGTTGTTTCAAAGGCAGCGCCTACCGTGACAATTTCTCCCTCACTAAAGACACCCATTCCGGATACTGGTGTAGACATGATTTGCGACGCTGAAATGGTCGCTTCAAAAACAACTCCACTTTCGTTATTTTCCTTTGGCCTTGAAGCAAAGTCTTCCGCAATGCTACGAGATGTTGACCATGAGGAAAGTGGTCGTGTCTTAGTGTCCGTTGGAACAGGAGAATTGTCATCAGAATTTTTAATTCTTGCGGATAATTTTGTGTCCTTGGCTGTGAAACCCCGATACGCGGTAATTTCCTTGATACCGCGTCTTTCCAACATTTCTTGAGTTTCGGCGTACTGAGCGCGAAGAAAATCTGAATAAACTGGCCCAAAATCCTTAACGAATTCTCGCCTCTCCTCTGCTGAATCCGCTGAATTAACTCTGGAAGTGCCTTTTAGATCAAATTCTTTTTTAGCAACATCCTGTAAAGCGGTAGAAACATTTGAAAGATCTGAGGATTCATTCCAATACTCCATCAACTGAACAACGCTTTGCCGCCTTATTGCTGCATCGCCTTCTGGGGAAGAAGTTTTAACTTTTTTCCCTTCCCAAGTAATAATTGTGTCAATGTCCCATTCAGACGCGTCAGTTTCCGACTCCTCATAATTTAGGGAAACGAATGATGCGTTCTCTAATTCCGCTGTCGTACTTTTCATCCTCTTTGCTATGTTATCCGCAACCTTGTGATCCAATTCAAATTGATCGTCGGTATCGAATGATTTGCTTTTCATTCCATAACGATCCTTCAATTCTTTTCTTTGGTCTTCATTCCATTCAACTCCTCTTATGCTGCGAGTCTGCTTTTTCCCCCCAGAACCAGTTCCCTTTGAACCACCCTTACCATCAGGGTGCATACGCCCATAATCAGGACTTTTCCCCGGCTCGCCGTGCTTCAACACAAGATCTAAAACAATCTGCTTAGCGACACCCGTTAACCCCAAGACACCAACCTCACCCACTTGCTTCTCAATCTGCTCCCAAACAGAATCGGGGATCAGGTCAGAGGAACCAAAAACTCTAGACTTCCTTAATTCCTGTAAAAAAAACTCATCTTTCAACTCCACGTTCTTACTCCTCTGGCTCGTCTGCTCCCGAAGGAGGATTATTTAGAATATCTTTCATGTCATCCGTAGGCATAACGTCCGTACCATTATCTTCAGTATCGTGAATCACCGGAGGCAACCCAGCCAACTCACGCAAATGATCTTCCAAAGACGGATCAGGAGAAAACACTCCAGCCGTCGTCATCTTAGAAACGTAATCTGCTAGTTCAGCCAAATCAACATGTGAAACTTCGCTATAAGCAACCGAAGGTGCGCGGTCAGCCTTAATCCCGTTAAGACGAAGAAGCCGTGGGATAGCATGTTGATTTACGGTGTCAGCAATCGTTTTAGCAATCGAATCAACTGACATAGACCACAGATCCATTTTTGTAGCGCCCAAAGCAAACGAGCCGACACGATCATTGCCCAACAAAATAAAGTCAGACAAAACACTCATCGCTATGCGTTGATCAAGCCTAGTAATTACTTTATCCGTGTCGAACTGTCGTGTTCCACCGCTTGAAAGCAACTTCAAATCAAAAAGTGGTTTACCTGAATCGTCGTAAATTTGAGGGAAAATGATTCCTTCGTTTTCGTTACGCTTGATAGAAGTAACGATTTCTTTCATCGCAGCAAGAATTAGTTGCATATCTGGTGTGGCAGTCGAAGAAAGGTACTCAGGAGGGACATAGGCGATAGGTAATCCTGCGAGGTCACGTTCAATACCGATTGCTTCTATTTCCTCAATGCGCCTCTTAAACGTCCAAGGCCGGTAAGTGTTCCGAAGCAGCGACCTGCCTTCAGGATTGTTTTTAGCAGAGGTGGTGCGGAAAAGTAAAGATTTCTGGATGGGGATATCTACGCGACCATGCCCCGTGTAAGGGTCAACTTGCTGCATCCCTTGGATTCCACCGTCGTCATCGAAGTTCCATAGATAAAGAGTTTCTTGACCACGGATAGCCCATTTCCGCCAACCAATTTTGTTGTCCGTGAACTTAGATCGTTTTCTGGGATCTTTCTGATCTGGGCCAACTCGTCTTTTGTAAACTATTTCGTGATACGACCATCCGTAAACGATCATAGACAAAACCTCTGTCAAGGTTGCGTCCCACGAATCGCTCATGTCATTTAAGCAAGATTCGACAAATTCGGCTGTCTCAATATCTGCTTGATCAATGTCCCCGTCAACAGAATTGTCTTTGTAAGGATCAACTCGCCATTCCAACCTTGTGATTACTTTTTCTATGGCGTAGACAATCGCGCCAATGACAGGATCGTTATCTGCCATTTCACGGTAAGTTTTTACGCCTTGTATTCCTCTAAGGCGCGTCAAAAATTCTTCGTTAATGAAACCGCTGGTGCGTTTTAGCCCGGTTGTGCCTAATTCATCTAAATCTGGGCGGGATGCCATTATTCTCCCATTCAAGTCAATTTTCGGTGTGTCTACTCATGTTAGATATCAAGGTTAGCGCGTCCTGCTGCTCAAATCCTGCTTTGACTGCTGCTAAATAAATTTCGTGTACTTGAGTAGCCCATTCTTCAAGAGGCGTCAAGGCAGCGAAAACCCCGATATCCTCTTTGTCCATTCTGTGAGTATACCGGGGTCTCTGAGTGTTTTGTGCTTTTGGTTTGAGGACTTTTATTCGTTTTCCTGAAAAACGTCGTGCAAAGTTTTTTGATCAAGTTTTTCTTTGCCTTCCCCGCACAGCGCCGCGT